GTATTTCAGGTAGGAAAATAGTTTGCGATGGATAAAATGCCATTTTTTGATTAATTTCAAGGATATAGGGGTGATGTTTTGTATCAAAGAGTACATCCACTCCTAGCAATTCATATCCATTCCTTACATTCCAATCGGGTTGGAAGATGTGGTGACGTTCAAAGATGGATCGAAGCATCTGCTGAATCCGTCTCATTGCAGTGTCTGTATCCTGAATCGTCCAGCCATCAGGTCGTTCCATCGGAAAAAATGCATTTTGTGCATTTTGCTTTTTATGTGTATCATAGACCGTTGCCTCTTTTAATCTTCCTACATCATAGTGTTGATTGGATAAGACATAGGTATGATAGTTGCTAATATAAATACTTGTTTTACGGTTGTGAACGACTGCTACCAACATAACACGAAGATGAAATTTGTATTTATCATAGGTAGCCGTTGTTTCCAATGCATCTTGCAAGATCCATCCTTTGAACTCTTTTGTGGGTGTGTACGCATCTACAAACGTTTTCACTTCATCCACCGAATCCACCACCTTGTTTCCACTTCCTGCAAATCCATCGGAGGCTTTTAAAAATTTGTGTTTTGTTCCATGATTAAAAAACGTGGTGATAGAATGTTCTTGAAAGGTCTTGAAGAGAAGTGTAGGAAGACCGATCTTTAAAGTTTGAAAAAGTTTCATCAGTTCAAACTTGTCGGTTAATCGGTCTTTGCTCGATCCTGCCAATCGATTAATGGTGGTAATATTGGATAAATCCCGTGGAAGCGATCCATACCGATTTAATAAGAATAAGAAAGAAGCATCACTGACAGAATCGGTTTCCTTGCTTCCTACCGAAGAAAGAATCGATCGGATCGCTTCTTTCTCTGGATTGTCTCCTTTGATACAAAACATCCCTATCCTTCACATAGAATTTGTGGAGCGTGCAGTTCCAATATACCACAAAAGTTTATGAGCAGGTTTATGCGCTTTTTCAATCTTGCCTAACTGTTTTCCAAGAAATATATTAAATTCATTTGTAATTCCTGTACGTTCTAGAAAATGAGTGTGCACCGATCCTAAGGGAAGATTCTCGACCGTGATCCCTGCTCCAATGGCGCGATTGATTCCAAACATCTCTTTCTGGTGAGTGGGACTGTGTGGCGATTGAAACATCCTCCACCATCCATAATTATGATTCATGTCAAATTCATATAATCCATCTTTCGCTTCTTTCGCGACAGTTTCCAATGCCGCCTGTTCAAAGAACCGACTACCAGGAATCGCGTCGCGCCACACCTTCACCCAGGAAGGATCCTTCAACCATACAAAGCCTGCATTGTACACTCCATACAAATCTGTATCCGATTTACGGATATAATGCGGGCTTAATCCTACCGTAGCAGTCTCTGGAAGGACGGGGAGCGGTCCAAAGAAACAAATATCGGCATCCAAGAACCACACCCCTGTCTTTGCTTCTACAAATGCCAATTCAATTACCCGTAATTTTTCAGAGGTATACTCTTTAAAGAGTCCTTTTGCTTCCATCTCCTTGCGATCCATACCTGTATACCGATTCATAATAGTATAGTATTGACGTGATCCATGATATGGAAGACTGGTTAATAGAGGCAAGGTCGCATCATCGGTAGCAATATGAAGAGCAGGTAGGGGAGTTACAAAGAGTTGTAAACTATACAGAAAGATCTTAAAATCTTCGACCGCTTGTTTGCCAGTCACAAGCGTAGCAATCGTCGTCATTCTTACATAGTTCATTGGATAGATTGTTTAAACTAGTATGAAATCATTAAGCGCCCTTTCATCTTTTCATACGCCCGTTCCGCATTGGTATCTCCTGCTGCCAACCGTCGCTGCCGTTCCATTTCTGCATGTTGTCGCGCACGTTCGACTGTTTGAACCGCTGCATGCTCTTCGGGACTGAGTTCGACCGGAGCCGAGGCTCGTTCCGCTTCTAACTGATGATACGTCTTAGAGGCAGTAGATGCATCACTCACCTCTTGTGAAAAAGTGGAACCTTCCCCATAGGCATACTTGAGATCCGTGTAAGCTAATCCACCATCCGAATCCATATGTTTAGTGAACTGTGCCGGTCGTCCTCCTCCAATCTCTGTAGCTCCTGTGGAACGTAGTGCGAGCGCTTCAGGTTGTCGATACCGTTGCATGGTTGTATCTACCGCTCTTGGTTTGGCAGAAAGTTCTTCTTGAAAGACCGATCGAAACTTATCTGCATTAAACTTGCCGCGCAGTTCCTCTGCAGCTCGATGGGTACGGGGTTCGGCTTCTCCTGATGCTTTCAACCAATCTCCATATCCATCATCTCGGTCTGGATCTGGTAAGCGGTGTTCGTCAAATAACTTGTTAAATACACTCATATTTAAGTTTTTGGCATTGAGAGAGACAGGTGCACGATCTTCGACTTGCAAGGTGCCAGCTGGAGCATCTTCGTGTCCAAAAGGAGTTGAAACAGGTCGTACCGGCAGTGAGCGATGCGCATTTGCCTGTTCAATTGTAACCGGTGCATCGGTAGCACGCCCTGCTGCACGGGGAATCAGTTTATTTAAGATTTCTTCGATATAACTGTACGCTCGGCTGACGGCATCAAACATTTCTGGATTCCCTCCCTTATCAGGATGCGCTCGTAATGCCGACCGTTTATAGGCAATTTTTAACATTTCCATAGTTAAGGGTTTGGAATCATCCAATCCTAAGAGTTCATATGCTTCGTGAAGATAGTCCATGGCTCGTTTGGGAGGAGGAATCGTTGCTAATGCAGTACTTCGTTGGGGTGGACTGGAGAAGGTTAACGTAGGAGGTGTATGTGTGGGAGCTGGAGCTCCAGGCCAATAGGCAGCATCGCCCCGTTGCACTGACGCTCGCCACTGTAATAGATTTGCATACACTCCTGCATACTTGGCAGCGGTCACATATTCCGGACCAGCTAATAAAGTATCCAACATTTTATATCGTGCTTCTACACTCGTAATTGCGCAAAGATTGTTCCAAATACGAATATGCCTTGGATCTAAGGAGGAGAGCGCAGCGCCCATTTCTTACTCCTTCTATTTCTATTTTTCAACTTTACCGTTTGTGCGAGCTATGTTTCGGGCAGTTTCAATGGCATGACCAAGCTCTTTATACAACGATTCTTTTGTAAGAATCTGTAATGCTAGTTTACGGGCATGTTCTGCCATCTGTTTGCACTCGGATTCATGCGTCTTACACCAGTGAATCTTCTCAATCAAGTCATTAAGTCTGTCGTTAACGGGAACGTAATGTGTCCATGGTTTCATCAAATGCTGAAACCAAAGCATAGATCCACTTTCTTGCAGTAAGATGGTAGAACCGAGTAACATCCACTGTGCCAATCGATATGCTCCTACATTTCCATCCAGATGAAGAATATATTTATAGTGACTTTGTTCTTCAAACGATATACGACTTCCTACACGGAACTCCTTAGAATTGACGCGTCCTGCGCGTCGTGTTTTATGAATTTTCATGGTACCTGTAATGGTGGTAAGCTGTGCATCCAAGAGATCTGGATGCTGTTTGCTCAGTTGAACTGCTCTTAACCGAGGATTTGTCTCTGCTGTCCACCCGCATCCTGTGGATCCACCGCGAAAGACTGCGATTGGTTTCTTCTTGGAAAAATCTAATTCTATCTTGGAATCGTTCCATGTTGTTTTTCCTTTAATAATATCTAAATCATCATAATTTGCAATGGGAACATCCAGATAGTCTTTGTGACCGCTCATGGCAAGTATCGGAATCAAGGGGTGTTTTAATGGGATCGGAGAGGTCATGGATCCTGTCACATGATAAAATGGATCTTTGAAGTTTGTTCGGTAGATAAGTGCATCGGTAGGAGAGACCAAATAGACTCCCTCTGGCACTGTGTGTCCAGCCGCATCATAGTCTTGAAATAATTTTAAGGTTGTATATTCTTCTTCTTCGGGTTTGAACTCTTTTATAATGCAATGCAACAACCGTACATTCGGTTTTTTCTTTAATGTTTTAGGAAGAAACTTGCGATAATGATTGGATATTTTGGATGGTCGTATTAAGATTTGTGTTATAGTATTATTATGTTTCACAATCAGTAGACATTTGTGACCGATAGATAAAAAAATATAGTCTAAGGTATTTTTAACAGCCTCGGATCGAAGTTCTAGCGGTACTGCCTCTAAGGCATCTTTGATTGATCGAGCAATCATCCCTACTTAGTCTTAGAACTCTTCATTTGGATGTAAATAAAGATCTAATTGACTTGCGGCAGTAGCAGTTGTGAACTCTTTTATAAGAACTCCTTTATTCTTCAAACGAAGCGTCGGTAGTTTTGTAATGGTTGCTTGTTCTTTCTCACTTAGTGAATCATAATCAAGTTCTATGAAAGAAATTGTCTCTTTTTTAGTAAGTTCTTTGGCACGAGGTTTGACCAATGTACACGCTTTACACCAAGTAGCACCAATGTATTCAAGTTCCATGTTTTTCTCTATAATAGAGAGATAAAGATAGATATCATTTTTTATATTTTATAAAATTGATTCTATATTTTTTAAATGTAAGATTTAATTGTCTTTATTGAAATGTTATTCACTATTTTCATAGCAGTTACTGTTAGTGTTGTTGTATTTGGCAGTGCTGCTGCATCTGAGATTGATTTGTGTGAAGAATTTGAAAATATGTATAATTGGTGTAGAGGGAATACCCCCAAATCTCCTCCTGCGATTTAGTCGTAGGATAAGTCTGCTTCCGTTTGAACTTTTTATAGCACACATCCCGCTTTGCGGGATGTGTGCTATAAAATTGAAACCCTATTTTTCAAATAAAGAAACCATTGCAAATCACCAACACAATGTCTATCATGCTGTATATTAGTCAATATATTGGTGGATTATTCGCTGGAGATCCAGAGATCATATTGAACTTTATCGCGTGGATTATCGCATTAAGTGGAGTTGCAGTATCCTATAAGTGGCTATACCATGAGATCTATCCGACACCAACCAAGCCTCGACGCACTAAATCGGCATCAATCGTGGTTTCGAAACCATCTACGCCTCTACCGGTCAACACAGTGGGTGACACTGTGGGTGACACTGTGGGTGACACTGTGGGTGACACTGTGGGTGACACTGCAAAGACTACTTGGTGGACTTCAGTCACAGGATTCTTTGGACCAAGCAAGACTGCAAAGACTACTTCATGGAGTTTAAGCGATAATGCATTCGGTGTATTATGTGTATTAGCTGTACTCTTTGTAAGTAAGGTCGGAGATGAGGTTGCAGACTACAAACATGCACAGCGAAAAACGAAACTTAAGAAATAGTTCGTTTTTATTCTTTTTAAAAATTGAAATCGGACAGCAGAATGATCCGCGGAGCGGATCATTCTGCTTCCGTTTGAACTTTTATGGAGGAAGGGCGCTTTGCGCCCTTCCTCCATAAAATTGAAATCGTCCAATAAACCGATCC